TATACTCTTGCAGTTAATGTTGATGCCAATGGTGGTATTGAAATTAACAGTGACAATTTAAGATTAAAATCTTCATTGGCTGGTGATGGTTTAACATACTCATCTGGAACATTAACTGTTGGTGGTACTACTGATCGCATTACTGTTAATACTCATAGTGTTGATATTGCATCAACATATGCTGGTCAAGGGTCTATTACAACTCTTGGTACTATCAGTTCTGGTACTTGGCAAGCAGATACAATTGGTTCTGGTTACGGTGGTACAGGATTTACTACTTACGCTAAAGGCGATTTACTATACGCTTCTGCTGCAAATACCCTAAGTAAATTAACAGCTGGCGATTCTGGACAAGTATTACAAGTTAATGCTTCTGGTGTTCCAGTTTGGGGTGACATTGATGGTGGTACATACTAAGGATTAAATAATGACTGCACCAAATATTACATTTAGTGGTGGTACGACAATTAGCGGTGGAGTAACAGTTCATGCTGCTCCACGCATCTTACATTTTCAAAAAGAACAAGTAGTTGATTGGGTTGATACTAGTATTTTAACTGCCAGTGGATTTATTCAACCTGGAGCATATACTGGTCCAGTAGTCTTATTACAGTTGAATTCAGAACAGTTAAATTACATAAACAATCTTCCTGGTTCGCCAACAAGTTATGTTTTGTTTGATGGTAACTGGGGTGTTGGTAGTACAGATCATTCTCCAAATACAGCATTCGTTCTACAACCAACAGGAAACTGGGAATATTCGGTATTAATTCCTCTTGGCACTGGAACATTTAATGGATACAGCGTATATCCTGGAACTTGGAATTGGCCAGCAACTGCATTAACATTAGTCGATTGGGGTTAAAATGACGCAAGAAGAAATTAAAGCAAAAATGCAAGAGCATGTTGCAGCCAGTCAAGAAAAAATTCAACAGGCTAAAGAATTTGTTGCACAATTAAAAAGTGAGAACAAATAATGACTATTAAGATTAGTGGTTTTCAAGTTGGTGCTTCACAAAATTCTGGATTAAGTTCAGGTAGTTACCATTTTAAAATTGATGTTAGTGGTATTATCACTAAAAATGACTTTTGGTTTGGAACTCCACCTACATTAAATACAGCTTCAATGACTCAAGTTTTAAATGAGTTTTACGATGACACTTCATTTCAAGTAGATGTTTTAAGTAATACTGGATCCACTGTAAATTTCTTGGGTACAACATATCCAACTTTTTGGGTAAGTGGTAATGGTGGGGTTTCATTCGGTGACGCAAATAACAGAAGGGATAACAATCCTACTAGTGCAGCTACCGATGCTGGACATCCATGTTTGTATATGAACAATAATGATGCATGTTTATTGGAAATTTGGTACACAGTTCTTGGTGGTGGTGTTCCTGCTTATAAGATTCGTGGTAACACCGATTATAATAATCAAACAGTAAATTATGATTACGACATGTATTTTTACCCTATGGGATTTGTTGATGTAATTGTAAATCAAGAACCAACACAATGGACTCAATATCATAGTCCTCAAGGACAGGTTAAATGGGGTATTACTGACGGATCAAATTGGATTGATGGTTTAAGCGACCATGGTAAATCAATAGGAGCAGCATAATGACAATTAGATTCGGTCCAGGAACAACAATAGCAGGTTTCCAACATCCAGGAAACGGTAGTGGTGGTGGTAGTGGTTTAACTGCTCCAACAACTGTAGCAACAGATCCATTTGGCGGATCTGGTCCAAGTTGGGCATTTAACGGAACTACCAGTGGTGCATCAGCATTAGTTGATAACAATGGTATGGCAGTTCCTAATGGTTCTCCTTGGTGCGTTGAAGGATTCTTCTATCAAACTGACAGTAATGCATTCCCAAGAGTATTCTCTATTGGTTCATATCCAGCAACTAAGATCGCTATTAGTATCGAAGGTGGTACTATGTATTTCTGGATGAATAATGGTGTCGCTGGAACTATTAGTAAACCAACTCCAAATCAATGGCATCATTTTGCTTTTGCGTCTGATGGAACTTCAACAAATATGTTTGTTGATGGTGTTCAATTTAATTCGTTTGCTGGAACTATCGTAGATGTTAGCGGTGGTACTCTTGTTATTGGTGAAGAAACTCCAACCAGTGGCACAGATACTGCGTTCGGTGGTTATATGAACTCCTTCCGTTGGACAGTTGGCAATCAAATTTACACTGGCAACTTTACAGTTCCAACATCAGCAAGAGGGTGGACTAGCCCAGCTGATACAAACATTAATGAAGTTGTTAGTGGACAAGTAAAACTCATCTACTAAATAGTGGTAATCCACTCTCAGTATATACTGAGTATTTGTTCTACATAGAATAGGTTATAATGAGTAACACAGTAAAACTCAAGCGATCTGCAGTCGCATCGAAAGTACCAACCACATCCGACTTACAACTTGGTGAGTTGGCACTTAACACATATGATGGTAACCTATTCTTTAAAAAGTCCGTCACTGGTACTGAGTCGATTGTTTCAGTAGTTACGCTAGATGGCACTCAAACACTCACAAACAAAACTCTTTCTTCTGCTACATTAACAGGAACTTTAACTACTAGCGGTAGTTCTGGAACTATTGGGCAAGTATTAACATCAACTGGAACTGGAGTTCAGTGGGCTGATACTGGTGCTGCAGATTATACAGCGTCTTTTACAAAATCTTTAACATTATCTGAAGATTGGCAAGATACTGGAATTAGTTACGATGATCTTCCAACAGGAACATATTTGATTCAACTATTTGCGAATGATACTGGAGCAGGTGGTACAAACTCCTATGAGTATTATTCGGGAACTATGAGTTGGTATGCTGGAGAAACAAATTCTTCAGCTGAATTACCAACAGATGAAATTCAGCTACACAGAGCAGGTGCTTCTGGAGAAGCTGGATTATACTTAAGAACATATCGATCTGCAGCTGTAGATGGAACTAATCTAAAACTGCAAATCTATTCAAACACAGCAAACCCATCAGCTTCGAACTATGTGTTTAAGTTCAGAAAAATGATGTGAGATAAATAGAGTAAAACAGGGGATTCCACATGGCATTTAAAATAAAAGACGGCTTACGAATTGGTACGGTAGACGTATTCAATAACGCAGGTCAGTTGTTGGTCAATGCACCAACAGCCAGCAAAGCAAGCAATTTAACTGGTGGTAATGGTACTACCCTGCTAGGCAGTTTACCGTATCAAAGCAGTACAGATACAACTAGCCTTTTAAGTCCAAATACTTCCACCACAATTAAAGTCTTAACTCAGACTGGTGATGGAACCAATGGTGCTGCTCCAGTATGGACATCTTCTACTGGTACTGGTTCTGTTGTTTTTGCAACTAGTCCAACTCTTACTACCCCAAACCTTGGAACTCCTTCTGCTGTTACATTAACTAATGCTACTGGTCTTCCAGTTGCTACAGGTATTTCTGGTCTTGGTACTGGTGTTGCTACATTCTTGGCAACTCCAAGTTCAGCAAACTTGGCTTCTGCAGTTACTGACGAAACTGGTTCTGGTTCATTAGTATTCGCAACATCCCCAACATTTACTACTTCTATTGATAGCGGTGCGACATTTGCTGCATTTGCATCAAGCACTGCACTAACTTTAGGTTATAGCGGAACATCTGCTTCTACTACTAATATTTCCAATGGTGTAGTTGCTAGTGGTAATACTAAAACTATTAATATTGGTACTGGTGGAGCATCTGGTTCTACTACAAACGTAAACATCGGTGCTTCTGCTGGTGGTACTGTTACTGTTAATAGTAACTTAACTGTTTCTGGTAATTTACAAGTTGATGGTACTGTTACTACTGTAAATTCAACTACTGTAACAGTTGACGATAAAAATCTTGAACTTGGTTCTGTTGCAACACCTACTGATACTACTGCCGATGGTGGTGGTATCACTCTTAAAGGCGCAACTGATAAGACAATTATCTGGGATCAGTCAAATACAAACTGGACTTCTAGCGAAAACTGGAACCTTGCGACTGGTAAAACATTTAAGATTAACAATACTACAGTTCTTTCTAGTTCTGCTTTAGGTTCTGGAATTACTGGTTCTTCTCTTACTTCTGTTGGTACAATCGGTACTGGTGTTTGGCAAGGTACTGTTGTTGGACCAACATATGGTGGTACTGGTGTAAATAATGGTAGTTACACAATCACCCTTGGTGGTAATATTTCAACTGCTGGCGCAGTTACTCATGCTGGTTCATTTACTCAGACATTTACTGCTACTGGTAATACTTCTGTAACTCTACCTACTACTGGTACTCTTGCTACATTAGCTGGTTCAGAAACATTAAGCAATAAAACTCTAAGCAGTCCAACTCTAAGTGGTGTTGTGTTTGGCGATTGGGATAATGGTACATTAGCAAACCGCACATTATTCAAAACTAGCACTACCAACGCTACAACTGGTGTTTATGTAGTACCAAACGGAACTGCAACTGCTGCTTCTATTCAAGCAACCAACGCTGCAGATCCTACAAACGCAAGCAAGGTTTTAATTGCTACTAACGGAACTACTGATGTTCAGTTGGTATCTGGTAAAAACGGATCTGGTACTTATTTACCATTAAGTTTCTATGTTAACGGTAGCAGTGCTGCACAGTTAGCAGTTAATGGTAACTTCACTTTCCAAGTTGCTGGTGCAACTGTTTCTCTTTCTGGTTCTACTTCTGGAACTACTGCTCTTCAAGCGTCTGCTACTGCTTCTGGTACTTTAACATTACCAGCTGCGACAGATACATTAGTTGGTCGTGCAACTACTGATACACTAACTAACAAAACTTTCAACAGTGCTGTTAATTATCAAGCAAGTGCAACAACTATCGCCAACGATAACGTCGTACAAGCGACTGTTGCAACTACTTCTGCGACTAGCATTGACACATGGGCAAAGGCTACATACAGATCAGCTAAGTATTTAATACAAGTGACTCAAGGTACTAACTATCAAGTTAGCGAGATCATGGTTATTCAAGATGGCACAAACACTTACATGACTGAATTTGCAGTTATTGAAACCAATGGTGTATTGTGCACATTCACTAGCAGTATCTCTGGCTCAAATGCTGTGTTAACAGTAACAATGGGATCTGCAACTTCTGCAACTATTAATATCCAAAGAACGATGTTAGTTGTCTAATATACTGGGGACTTTTTAGTCCCCATTTCGTGGAAAATGAAACGAAATGGCGAATGAATTTAAAGTAAAGAATGGTTTATCCATTGGAGGAACCACTTCTGGAATCACAATACTCAAGTCAGCTTCTGCTGCATCTGGCACACTAACACTTCCAGCTGCAACAGACACACTGGTTGGTCTGGCCACAACAGATACACTAACCAATAAAACCCTATCTTCAGTAACACTCACTGGTACAGTAACAGCTGGTGGAAGCGTTGGCACAAACGGACAAATTCTTCAATCGACTGGAACAGGTGTTCAGTGGGCTACTGTTTCTGTTCCAACAAGTAGTTATACTGCATTAAGTGAATTTGGTGCTACAGGTATTTCAACTTCTACATCTGTATATTCATTTGCCACAGGAACTTATCGTGCAGCTAAATACTTTATTAGTGTAACAAGTGGAACAAATTACGGTATTTATGAATTTATGCTTGGTCATGATGGTACCAATGTATATTTTAGTGGAAATAATAATGACTATGTTACATCTGGAACTTCTGTGACATATTTTGCTGGTGACTATCTTGAAGAATTATATGATCAGAATACAAGAATTGAAATTGGAACTATGGCACATTCATTTAACTGGGCAATTTCTGGTGGTAATTTAGTGTTTTCTGCAACAGCAACATCTGGAACAATTAACGTAAAGGGTACTGTTACCCTAATTAAGGTCTAATATGGCAATAGCATCTAGAGAAGATTTAAAACAATACTGTCTCCGTGAGTTGGGTGCTCCTGTACTTGAAATTAACGTGGACGATGATCAACTAAACGATCGTATCGACCAAGCGTTAGACTACTGGAGACTATACCACTACGAAGGTATTGAACAAATTTACATGAAGCAGAAAATTCGTGCTTCGGAATTATATGTTGTAGAAGCAGTTGGAACTACTGCAATTCAAGAAGATATTTTAACTGGACAAACATCTGGTGCAACATGTTCTGTTACATCTGAATCTACTCGCAAATCTAGCGACCATATGATTCTAGTTAAGAATGTAGTTGGTACATTTGTTCCTGGAGAAACAGTTACTGGTGGTCATGGTTTTAATGCCACATTGGCTAATCCAGCAGTTCAATTAAACGAATACGATAATCGTTATATTGATATTCCAGATGCAGTGTATGGTATCACAAAAATTCTTAACATCGGACAAGCATCTTCTTCTAAGAATATGTTCGATTTGCAATATCAATTACGTCTAAATGACTTGTACGATTTAACATCAACATCTATCATTTACTACAAAACAGTTATGCAACACTTGGACTTGCTCGACTTCGAGTTGAATGGTCCAGTACCTTTCCGTTTTAACAGAACAATGAATCGTTTGTTCATTGATATGAAATGGAAAACAGACGTTGTGCTTGGTGACTACATTCTTGTTCAAGGATATCGTGCTTTGGATCCAGCTGAGTTTTCTAAAGTATGGAATGAAAACTGGTTGAAGCGTTATACCACTGCTCAGTTTAAGCGTCAGTGGGGAACCAACATGAAAAAGTTTGGTGGATTACAACTTCCAGGTGGTGTTACTCTTAATGGTCAAGAAACTTATGACGAAGCAATTGCAGAAATCAAAGAACTTGAAGACGAACTAATGCGTAAGTCTGCTCCATTAGACTTCTTTATTGGATAATAATGTCAACAGTTAATGTTTATTTTGGGCAAGGAACTCGTGGCGAACAAACGCTAATCGAGGATTTGATCATTGAATCGTTAAAGATTTATGGTCAAGAGTTAATGTACATCCCAAGAACATTAGTTTCTAAAGACGAGATTCTTGGTGAAGATCGTCTTAGCCAATTCACATCATCATTTCCAATTGAAATGTATTTTGAGAACGTAGATTCCTTTGATGGACAAGGTGCGTTTATTCAAAAGTTTGGTCTAATGATGGAACAGTCTGCAACGCTTGTAGTGGCAAGACGCAGATGGGAACAACTTGTTGGACGTTATGGTCAAACTATTATTCCAACTCGTCCATGTGAAGGTGATTTAATTTACTTTCCATTGTCAAAAGGTTTGTTTGAAATTAAATTTGTCAAACACCAAGATCCATTTTATCAACTTGGTAAACTATATGTTTACAAACTTCAAGTTGAATTGTTCCAATACTCTTCTGAAAGAATTGATACTGGAACTCCTGAAGTTGATGCGTTTGAATCTCTTAAAACTTTCAGTACAAATACTACTCGCAATACTCATGGTCAAATAACAACTGTTGATGTTACTAATCAAGGATCTGGATATATTTCTGCTCCAACAGTTTCATTCACAAGTACTACTGGTCGTGGTGCGACAGCGGTTGCTAATTTAGGTACTGATTCTGATGCTGATAAAGTAATTAGCGTAACTGTTACTAATGGTGGTAATGGATATCAAACTTCTCCAGTTGTAGTATTTACTGGTGGAACACCTACTGAAGTTGCTGTGGCTAATGCAAATATTGATATCAATATTGATAAGTCTGATTCATTTGGCGACAATAATAAATTTAAAACACAGGCTCAAGATGTACTCTTTAGCTCTTCAAATCCATTCGGTGAAGTTGATACAACTCATAATCCATAATGTTAAATAATCAAATTTTCTATCACGGAATTATTCGCAAGTGCATCGTTGGATTTGGCACTTTGTTCAGTGACATTTATATTGATCGTAAACAAGGCGATTCAGTTACTGGTGATACTATTCAGCGTCTGCAAGTTCCGCTAGCATATGCTCCAAAGGAAAAATGGATCGTTCGTTTAGATTCAGATCCTAATTTAGAAAACAATACATACGTAACATTACCACGCATGTCATTTGAAATCATCGGCTACAACTATGATTCTTCTCGCAAAGTCGGAAGAATGCAAAAGATTACTTGCGGAGATGGAACTGGTAGTACTGTCACTTCCATGTATAGCCCTGTTCCATATAATATTGATTTGTCTCTTTATATCTTGACTAAGACTCAAGAAGATGGAATGCAAATCATAGAACAAATTCTTCCAACATTTACTCCAGAATATACTTTAACTATTAATGCAGTCCCTGAAATGAATGTCAAGTTAGACATTCCAATTATTTTAAATAGCGTTTCTGTATCAGATGAGTATGAGGGTGATTTCCAAACTCGTAGATTTGTGACTCATACTTTAAATTTTCAAATGAAAGCAAGTCTATTCGGTGCAGTTACTGGCAATGGAGTTATTACTGATGTTAATGCAAATATCGGTCTTAAAGACGTTGTTACTCCAAACAGAGTATTTGTTGCACAAGGTGATGCAACAACAGCAACAGTAACAAGCCAGAGTTGGACTAACGAAATTTAATGGCTGATTTTTATAATTCGAATTCGAATCTAAAAGCTGCTGGTGTAGCGGTACAATTTACTCCAGAGCAAATTCAGGAGTACATGAAGTGTGCTTCAGATCCGATTTATTTTATTGAAAATTACTGCTACATTGTTACACTAGACCATGGTCTACAGTTGTTTAAATTGTATGACTGCCAAAAACGTAAGATTGAAATTATCCATAGCAATCGTCGTGTGATTCTTATGGAAGGTCGTCAGCAAGGTAAGACTACTTCTTCTGCTGCATACATTCTTTGGTATACTTTATTTCAGCCTAGTAAAAACGTGGCTATTCTTGCCAATAAAGCAACTGCTGCACGTGAGGTTTTAGATCGTTATCAAACAATGTATGAGGGTTTACCTCAGTGGATGCAGCAAGGTGTTACTACTTGGAACAAAGGTGACATTGAACTAGAAAATGGTTCAAAGGTATTTACTGCTGCAACAGGTAAGTCTGGTATTCGTGGTAAGTCTGTGAACATGTTGTATGTTGACGAAGCTGCAATTATTCCAAACAACGTGGCTGAAGAATTCTTTACTTCTGTTTACCCTACAATTTCTGCTGGTCAAACAACCAAGATTTTATTGTCATCTACTCCATTAGGATACAATCACTTCTGGAAGTTTTGGACTGATGCTGAAAAAGGTCGTAACGGATTTGTTCCTTTGTTCATTCCATACTGGGAAATTCCAGGTCGTGATGAAGCATGGGCAAACGAACAAAAAGCACAGCTTGGTGAACTTAAATTCACACAGGAAGTTTTATGTAACTTCTTGGGTTCTTCTTTAACATTGGTTAGAGCAGATACAATTTCTAAGATGAGTCCAGATGTGATCATCTATCAAAAAGAAGGATTGGATGTATATGTCAATCCACAGGCTGGTCATACTTATTGTATGATTGCTGACGTAGCAAAAGGTGTCGGAGGGGACTACTCCGCATTCCAAGTTATTGATATTACTGAGGTTCCATATAGAATCGTAGCAAAATATCGTAACAATGAAATTAGTCCATTATTGTATCCAAACATTATTTACAAAGTAGGTAAGGATTACAATGAGGCTTGGGTATTGTTAGAAATTAACAGTTCTGAGCAGGTGGCTCATATTCTGTACTCTGAAATGGAGTACGAAAATATATTATTCGTTACAAGACATACGATGGGTCAAACCGTATCTGGTGGATTCGGTGGTGGTAAAACGCAACTAGGTGTGAATACTGATAAGAAAATTAAACGTATTGGGTGTCACAACTTTAAAGCACTAGTTGAAGAGAACAAATTGATTGTAAATGACGCTGACACGATCTCCGAAATTTCTACATTTATTGAGAAAAAAGGATCGTATGAGGCTGATGAAGGATATCACGATGATTTGGTTATGCCGTTAGTATTATTCGGGTGGTTAACAACTAACTCGTATTTTAAAGACCTAAATAATGTAAACCTACGAGAAGTTATGTACAAGAAACAAATGCAGGCTATCGAGGAAGAATTGACTCCATTTGGGTTTTATGACGATGGGAAGCCTGAGAAGGCTCCACTGAACTTCTAGAAATCGTGTAAAACATAAATAAACATGTAGACATAAATTTTGTCTAAAAGTAAAACTTATTAACAAGGAGAATTACAATGCCGTTTCAATTATCTCCAGGCGTTGCAGTCGTAGAGAAAGATTTCTCTTCAATCATTCCAGCAGTAGCTACTTCTACAGGTGCGTTCGCTGGTGCATTTCAATGGGGTCCAGTCAATGAGCCAGTAACAGTTTCTTCTGAAAATGTTCTAGTGCAACGATTCGGCAAACCTTCAGATGCGAATGCTCAATCATTCTTTACTGCAGCAAACTTCCTGTCTTATGCTAACAATCTGTTAGTTGTTCGTTCCGATGCTACTAATGCTCGCAATGCCGTTGCTACTCAATCTGGTACTGTAACTAGCGTTACTGTTGGTGGAACTAATACTGGTTACTCTTCAACTGCTGCAGCACCTACAGTAACATTTAGTGCTCCTGATATCGATGGTGGTGTTCAAGCTACTGGTACTGCAATTCTTTCTGGTGGTGCAATTACTGCTATCGCAGTTGCTGCTGGTGGATCTGGATATACTTCTGCTCCAGGTGTAGTTATTAGTGCTCCTGCTGGTGGAGCTGGTGCTACATTTACAGTACAGACTAGTGGATCTTCTCCTAATTTAACTGTGACTGGTATTACAGTTGTATCTGGTGGTAGTGGATACAAAGGAACTGTTACTGCTTCTTTCATTGGTGGCGGTGGTTCTTCTGCTTCATGCGGAGCAGTTACTGTTGGTGCTTCAAGCATTACTGGTGTAAACATCTCAAATCATGGTACTGGTTATAGTTCTGCTCCTACTGCTACTGTTAGCGGTAATGCAACTTTAACACCACATATCACTGTTGGTGGTATCAAAATCAATAACACTACTCAATACCTAGCAGATTATGCTAATGGTGAAGGTGTTTCTGGCGAGTTCGCTGCAAAATATCCAGGTACTTTAGGTAATTCTATTACTGTTTACATGGCTGACTCTGCATCTTTTGCTACTTGGGCATACAAAGGTAACTTTGATGGTGCTCCAGGAACTTCTGATTATGCTGCGCGTACTGGCGCAACAGATGATGAATTGCATATTCTTATCGTTGACTCAATGGGTTCATGGACTGGCACTGCTGGCGCAATCCTTGAGAAATTTGCATTCGTTTCTAAAGCATCTGATGCTAAGAAATCTGATGGTACAAACAACTATTACAAAGATGTTATCAATAGCCGTTCACAATACATCTGGTGGTTAGATCACGTTGCTGGTTCAACTAATTGGGGTACTGTTGCTGGTTCTACTGCGTTCGATACTATCGATGCATATGATGTAGATTTATCTGGTGGTGTTGACGATCTAGCAGTTACTGATGGTGAACTAATGACTTCATGGGATATCTTCTCTGATGATACTCAATACGATATTCGTTTGATCCCATTGGGTAAAGCATCTGCTACTGTTGCTAACTATGTTATCAGCAATATTGCAGAAGTTCGTCTTGACTGTGTAGTGTTCGCTTCTCCAGAAGATGTAGACACTGGTGATATTATCATCGCTTCTGGTTCTGCTGCAACTGATAAGATTATTGCTTATCGTAATGCTCTACCATCTACTTCTTACGCTTCTTTAGACTCTGGCTTCAAATATCAATACGATCGCTACAACGACAAATATCGTTGGGTTCCATTAAATGGTGACGTAGCTGGTCTATGCGCACGTGTTGACTATCAAGCTGATCCATGGTTCTCTCCAGGTGGTCTAAATCGTGGTCAAATCAAGAACGTGGTTAAACTTGCTGTTAACCCAAATCAAACTGATCGTGACAACTTGTACAAGAATGGTATCAACCCAGTTGTAACATTCCCAGGACAAGGTACTGTTCTATACGGTGACAAGACTCTATTGGCTAAGCCAAGTGCGTTTGATCGTATCAACGTGCGTCGTCTGTTCATCGTTCTTGAGAAAGCGATTGCAACTGCTGCTAAGTTCCAGTTGTTTGAATTCAATGATGGTTTCACTCAAGCGCAATTCCGTAACTTGGTCGAGCCATTCCTACGTGATGTTCAAGGTCGTCGTGGTATTACTGAATTCGTTGTTAAGTGCGATGCAACTAACAACACTCCACAAATCGTGGACAGCAATCAGTTCGTTGCCGACATCTATGTTAAACCAAATCGTTCTATCAACTTTATCACTCTTAACTTTATCGCAGCTCGTTCAAGCATCAGCTTTAGCGAAATTGGCGGTGGAATCTAAGACTAAATAAAGTATAAAGGAGATAACAAATGGCAAATATTGCTGATTTTAAAGCAACGCTAATTGGTGGTGGTGCTCGCCCGAACCAATTCCGTGTTCAACTATCATTCCCATCTTTCGTTACTACTGGTATCGTTGCTGGGCAACAAGCACAGTTCTTGTGTAAGGCTGCACAATTACCTGCATCTTCAGTGGAAAACATCGGTGTCCTATACCGTGGTCGTCCAGTGAACTTTGCTGGTGAACGTACATTCCAACCATGGACTATCACAGTTTACAATGACACTACTTTCAACATCCGTAATGCGTTGGAACAGTGGCAAGCTGGTATTCAAAACTATTCTACTACTACTGGTCGTACTAACCCACGTGACTATCAAGTTGACTTGACTGTTCACCAGTTAGATCGCAATGGCGCAGACATCAAGATCTACAAGTTCGTTGATGCTTACCCAGTTGTGATTGGCGCAGTTGGCTTAGACTTTGAACAACAAAACCAAATTGAAACTTTTGATGTTGAGTTCCAATACAACTTCTTCACTAGCAATAGTACTGAAGGTAACTCGTTTAATGTTAACGTATCTGTTGATACTCCAATCGGTGCGTTCCCAATTAATATCTAATTATTAGGTACAATTTAAATTATGCAATTATTTGGCTTTGAAATAAAACGTAAGAATCAGGTGGATCTACCGAGTGTAGTTCCACCTAATCCTGCAGAGACTGGCGCAACTGTAATTAACACTGGTGTAAATGCTGGTGGTTATTATGGTATGGTCATGGATCTTGAAGGTGTTATTAAAAACGAAAATGACTTAATCCGTCGCTATCGTGAAGTAGCACAATACAGTGATTGTGATTCTGC